TCATCTTTATTCATAACACCTTTAGAATTATTTGGATTTTGTTCGTCATACATTGCAGCCATAAACTGTTGCAATCTTGCATGTTTTCTCCAGTAAAAACCATCTTTCTCTGGATTATAATCGTCATCATATGAATTAAATGACAAATCATCTTGACCTCTTAAATGTGCATATTGATCTAATCCCATATACTCTCCTTGTTAAGTTAATTAATAGGCAATGCCTAGCCAAAGCGACCAGGCATTTGCCATATATCTTATGATATATCTTTCTTAATAGCTTCAATATCTAACTTTTGATTTTCAGCTAGTTTTACAACCAGACGTTTAATAAACATTAGGTCAGCATACGTTGTCTTGTTTAGATACATAGTTTTACTAGCAACATGTGCTTTCTTTTCTTCTGTTGATCTATCAGCATACATAGGTTGGTCAGTCATATTAGTCTCCTTTCTGACAATTATTGATATTACTTGCAATAGCGATAATTGGTTTCTTCATCTGAAACCTCATCATCTCATTTTGTCTCATCTTTTCCACAGCTAATTCTGGGAAAGGGAACTCGTACTGAATAAGCTCATAGTTAACAACCTTATCAGTATCTTCTTCTAGTCTCTTAGTCATTTGGTAGTCCATATACCCTCCTATTTCTTATCTTCTGAAGTAATTGATTTCCACATTTTGTAACTGAATATACCTCCTACGATATACCCAGCTATCATTAACACTAACCATAAAGCTAGTAGACTTAATACAATAGTACTTAACATATTATCCTTTCTGACATCTCTATGAATGTCTTGATTATTGCACTTATTTACGTCCATCTCTAATATAGGACAATCATGTTGACCTATAATATCAATGGTTTAAATCATAATCGGTAATCAGTATATCAATGAATTTAGCTCAATGTATACCAATTACCAATATATCTACAACGATTTGCTGTTGCTACTGGCAACAATAGCAAATCGGCACGACAATTAAGACGAGCGAAGCTCGACAATTGCGAGGCGAAGCCGAGCAATGACTACAATAAAGACAATTACGACAGTAATTGACGGGTTTTAAAGTCACCCCTGCAACATCGACAGTCATGTCGATAGTGCAAATAGGGGGGTTTTATACAGCTACCTCTAAAATAGCCTTTAATGGGGCATAGAGGGGGTTTATTTTAACATTCCCCACAAATGTGGGGGTTTATAACAAAGGAAACAATATGGCACTACCATTTATGGCAGGAGGACACGCTATGCGATTTCTCCGAACTTTATATAAAGGTAAAAAGAAGCTAGGATCAGCAACTAAAAAAGCAGCAGAATTTGCAGCTAAAAAAGATATGCCTAAAACTAGCGAATTTATTACAGGAGCTTCTCAAAAAGCTCATAAAGGAACAATGACAGCCAAAAAATACGCTAAAAAATATCCAAAAACTGCAGCAGCAATCTCTGGAGCTGTAGCTTTTGACATGTTTGATGACGACTAATGGCTAAACAAAAGTTTGTTCACTTTGTACCTAGGCCAAAACCCAAAAAAAGACCTAGAATACACAAGAAGAACAAAAATAAATCAGAAAAACGAGACTTTAAAAAATATCATAGGCAGGGCAGATGAGAAACCATCTACAATTTCCAGTTATTAAAGGATTATCAGCTAAGACTTTAAAGAACAGAGCTAAAAAAAAAGATAAATTCAAAAAAGATTTGAAAGATCCTAAATTTAGAGCTAAAGCTAAAATTATGGATTACAAATATATATTATAATGGCAACACCAAAGAATAAAGCTTTATACAATAGAGTAAAATCGGAAGCTAAACGTAAATTTAAAACGTGGCCATCAGCATACGCATCAGCGTGGCTTGTCAAAACGTATAAAAAGCGTGGTGGCAAATACTAATGGCTCAAGGTGGACTACGAAAGTGGTTTGCTGAAGATTGGCGAGATGTCAAGACAGGCAAGAAGTGTGGACGTTCTGGTAAAGAAAAGAAATCTAGACCTTATCCTGCTTGTCGACCAAAAAAAGTAGCAAGTAGAATAAGTAAATCAGAAGCTCGTAAAAAGACTGGCCCAAGAAAAGTCAAATGGTCAGTTACAGCTTCAGGGAGAAAACGAAAAAATGGCTAAATCACCTGCATGGCAAAGAAAAGAAGGTAAAGATCCCAAAGGTGGATTAAACCGAAAAGGAGTAGCGTCATATAGACGAGCTAATCCTGGATCTAAATTAAAAACTGCTGTTACCACTAAGCCATCAAAATTAAAACCAGGATCAAAAGCTGCTAAAAGACGTAAATCGTTTTGTGCTAGAATGAAAGGTATGAAGCGTAGGCTAACTTCTGCTAAAACTGCTAGAGATCCTAATTCAAGAATAAATAAATCATTAAGAAAGTGGAATTGCTAATGAGTAAAAGTTTAGAAAAACTTGCAGATCAAATGATTCGGCTAACGCCTGAAGAAGGGCAAAAACTACAGCTAATTATAAAAGCTAAGTTAATGCCTGAAATTGCTAAACAACAACAACAAGGGTTATTACAACAAGCTAATAATCCACAAATGGCACAGATGGGAAATAGACAAGCAAGAATGCCTGTACCTACTTCTAGAGATGCTGCTATGAGAGGACTACTAAGATGAGAATGAAAACAGCTTTGTTTCTTGGTAAAGTATATGCAAAAAAGGGTGCATCAAGTGCAACTGAAGCAATGAAAGCTCTTTCAGCTAAAACTAAGAAACACGTTAAAAAACATAAGCTAAAATATACTGCAGGAGCTGGTGCTGCTGGAGGATATACAGCTTCTAAAATAAAGGACTAAACTATGCCAATGGTAGGAAAAAAGAAATACCCATACACAAAAAAGGGTAAAGCTGCAGCAAAGAAAGCTGCAAAAAAAATGGGAAAAAAAGTTAAGAAAGGTTACTAATGAAAAACGTATTAACTAAAGCTCAACAAAAATTACCACAACAGCTTAAAAATAAAATCATTAAATCTAAAATGAAAAAGAAAAAGAAGAAAAAATAATATGGCTAATGTAAAAGGAAACTATAAAGGTGGAAGAAGCAAAGAACTTGTAAAATATACAGTTACAGGTGCTGCTAAAGGTAGAGCTAAACAAGCTGTAGAAGCTAGTAAAAAGTTTATTAAAGATGTAGGAAGTAAAACTACAGGACAGCAAAGATTTTTAGGAAAAACATTACCTAAAGCTTTATTTAAAACTGCTAAGTTTGCATTTAAAAATCCTATAATTGCTGGTGGTGCATTTTTAGCACCTGCTGCTATAAAAAAATTAGGCAAACAAAAAGGTATTAAGTTTTCTGAGTTTAGAGAATTTAATAAAAAAGGAAGAAAAATCATATAATGGAAGATGAAACTAAACAAAAGAATCCAAATTTAGGTGGTAAAAGACCTGGTGCTGGTAGACCTCCTGGATCTAAAAGTAAAGTATTGTGGAAATCTATGGATCAATTAGCAGAGAAATATCAACATTCTCCTTTAGATTATTTGTTATCTGTGTTAAACAATCCTGCAAGTGCACCTGAACGTAAATTATTTGCTGCTGAAAAGGCTGCACCTTACATTCATCCAAAACTTGCAAGTACTACAACAAAGATAGGAACAGATGCCCCAGTCGAAATTAAAGTCCAATGGGAAAAAGACGAAAGTAAAGATAGTTGAGGTTCCATATAAACCTAGACCTTATCAATTAGAGTGTCACAAATCTTTAAAAAGATTTAATGTTCTAGTATGCCATCGTAGATTTGGTAAATCAGTATTATCTATAAACGAATTAATTAAAACAGCAGCAAAGAAACCTAGATCTTTGTGTGCATTCATAGCTCCAACATATCGCCAAGGAAAATCTATCGCTTGGGAATATTTAAAATTTTATACAAAACCATTAATGCATTGGGGTGGTGGAAGAAACGAATCAGAATTAAGAATAGATTTGTATAATGGATCTAGAATCCAAATTTTTGGGGCAGACAACCCAGATAGTATTCGTGGAATGGGCTTTGATGCAGTTGTCCTGGACGAATATGCTATTATGTCTCCAAGAGTATGGACAGAAATTATACGTCCTGCTATCGCAGATAAGCTAGGTTGGGTTATATTTATAGGTACACCAATGGGTCATAACTCATTTTGGGAAGTATATGATTTTGCTTTACGTGGTCATAAAGATTGGTATGGTAAATTATATAGAGCATCAGAAACTAATGTAGTACCTGATCATGAGTTAAAAGAAGCTCAAGCTATAATGACTCCTGAACAATATGATCAAGAGTTTGAATGTTCATTTACTGCAGCAGTATCAGGTGCATATTATGGTAGACTGATAACTAAAGCAGAAAAAGAAAAAAGAATTACTAAAGTACCATATGATGAAAGCGTTGGAGTTGAGACGTGGTGGGATTTGGGAATAGGAGATTCAACATCTATTTGGTTTGCACAAAGAATAGGTGAAGAAATTCATTTGATAGATTATTACGAAACATCAGGTGAATCTTTAGCTCATTATGCTAATGTGTTAGAAGAAAAGAATTACGCATATTCTTCTCATATAGCACCTCATGATATAACAGCTAGAGAATTAGGAACAGGTAAATCTAGACTTGAAGTTGCAAACGAATTAGGTATAGATTTTGATGTGGCTCCAAAATTAGAAGTACATCATGGAATAGAATCAGTAAGAAATGCTTTACCTAATTGTTGGTTTGATAGAGAAAAATGCAAAGTAGGTCTTGATGCATTAAGACAATATCGAAAACAATGGGATGAAAAAAACCAAGTGTTTAAAAATAAACCTCACCATAACTGGTGTTCACACGCAGCTGATAGCTTTAGGTATGGATGTGTATCCGAACCAATTGATACATCAGACTGGGATAGACCAATAACAGTAGATACAAAATACGTAATATGAAAAAATCAAAACAAGAAATATTATCAGTACTAAGCAGAGAGATTCACAATGCATCAGGTTACATTGGTGGTGAGCTAGTTGCTAGAAGAAAAAAATCATTAGAATATTATTTAGGAATGCCTCTTGGTAATGAACAAGAAGGACGTTCTCAAGTTGTTTCTAATGATGTAATGGACACAGTAGAAAGTTTAATGCCATCTCTAATGAAGATATTTACTTCTGGAGATAATGTATTTCAATGTGAAGGTGTTGGGCCTGAAGATGAAGAAATGGCTAGACAAGCATCTGATTATATTAACCATGTATTCTTAAAAGAAAATAATGGATTTACAGCTTTATATTGTGCATTTAAAGATGCATTAATACAAAAGAATGGTATCTTAAAAGTATATTGGGTTAGTGCAAATAAAACTGAAAGAGAAGAATATACTAGATTAACAGATGATGAGTTTAATGATTTAGTATCAGATTCACAAGTAGAAGTTAAAAATCATTCTGAATATGAAGAATCTATTACAGATGATAGAGGACAAGAAATAGATAAAGTTACCTTACATGATGTAGTTATTCATAGAACATCATTATATGGTGGAGTTAAAATAGAACCAGTACCACCTGAAGAATTTTTAATTGAAAGAAGATGTAAAGATTTACATTCAGCTAACTTTGTTTGTCATAGAACAAATAAAACTAAAACTGAATTAGTAGAAATGGGATTTGATCCTGATGTAGTTGAAGGACTACCAACAGGAGATCCAGATTTTTATACAGAAGATAAGTTTGTTAGACATCAAAACGTAGATTTTTCTCATGGAGATAATACAGGAGATACAAGTACAGAAGATGTTTTAATCCATGAATGTTATGTTAAAATGGATTTAGATGATGATGGCAAAGCTGAGCTTGTTAAAATTATTGTAGCTGGTGATGGTAAGCATTTATTAGATATAGAAGAAATAGACACTATACCTTTTATATCTATGACTCCAGTTATCATGCCACACAGATTTCATGGTAGATCTATTGCAGAGCTAGTAGAAGATATACAATTAATTAAATCTACTGTAATGAGACAAATGTTAGATAACATGTATCTAACTAATAATAATAGAGTTGCAATCCAAGATGGTCAAGTAGCTATGGACGATCTCCTAACTAATAGACCTGGAGGAATTGTAAGAACTAAACAACCACCACAAAATGTAATGATGCCTATTCAGGCACAACCTATTACAGAACAAGCTAGTGGTATGTTAGCATATCTTGATGCAGTAAAAGAAACTAGAACTGGTGTAAGTAGAACTTCACAAGGTTTAAATTCAGATAGCTTAAATAATAAAACAGCTACTGGTATGAACCAAGTATTAACACAATCTCAAATGAGAATGGAGTTAATTGCTAGAATCTTTGCAGAAACAGGTGTTAAAGATTTAGCATTAAAAATATTTGAACTTGTTTGTAAATATCAAAACAAAGAAAAGATAGTAAGAATCAGAGGTAAATATATACCTATGAGACCTTACGAATGGAAAGATAGAGTTAATGTTACTGTTCATGTTGGATTAGGATCAGGTTCTAAAGAACAACAATTAATTATGGTTAATGCTATTCTTGAAAGACAAATGCAGGCAATAAACCTACAACAAAATGTTTATGGCCCAATGGTTAATTTAAGAAATATTTATAACTCATTAAAGAAATTAGTTGAAAATGCAGGTTTAAATAATGTAGAACCTTTCTTTATGGATCCAGATGTTGGTGCATCTCAAATGCCACCACTTCCTCCTAAACCACCAACTGAGTTTGAAAAAGTTACTTTAGCTCAAGTACAAGGTGAGAACCAAAGAGCACAGCTAAAAGCTGAAACAGAAGTCAAACGTATAGAATCTACTATGCGTGAATCTTTATTAGATTTTGAGTTGAAAATAAAAGAACTTGAGTTACAATATGGTTCTAAAATAGATGAATTAGAATTAAAACGAAGATCTATGTTAGAACAAACTGATCTTTCTAAATCAGGTGATTTAATGAAAGAAATAATAAAGGGTCAAGGACAATTCTTTAATGGACAAAGACAAACAAATACAGAAGGGCAAGAGAGCAGAACAACTCCTCAACGATCCCCTTCTAAAAACAGCATTTGAAGATCTCTTAGAAATATATAAGCAAGAGATTTTTAATACAAATTTCGCTGACGATGATAAGCGTAAACACCTTTGGGTAGCCTACAATATGGTAGACAAAATCAGAGGACATTTACAAAGTATCATGGCTAGTGGAAAACTAACTCAACAAGAGTTAGATCAATTAAATACAAGACGTTAATCTAACGAAACGTCAAATACGTCAACCAATTACGAAAGGAACGTTATGGCAGAAGCCGACATACAAGGTGCAGCTGATAAAATTTCAGGAATATTGAATCCATCGGATCAACAAGAAACTGAAGTAAAAAAGACTGAACCATCAGAGTCGCCTGAGACACAGGCAGCAGAAAGTGAACCAACGTCTGAGGTAACCGAAGCAGAGACTCCTGAGAATACTGAGGTAACAGAAGAAACACAAACAGAATTAGAGGAACCAGAACTCCACCGAGTTAAGATACAAGGTCAAGAGTTAGAGGTCACCCTTGATGAGCTGAAAGCAGGTTATTCTAGAGACTCAGATTATAGACAAAAAACTCATTCTTTAAGCCAAGAGAAAAAATCACTTGAGGAACAAAAGAATAGTTTGCGTCAAACTTATGAAACTCGTTTATCAGAGTTGAACAACTTAATAGCAACTGCTGACGCAACTGTCAGACAAAAACAAGGAAGCGAAGATCTTCAAAAACTTTACGAAGAAGATCCAACAGCTGCAGCCCGACTGGACTACCAGTTAAGACAACAACAAGAGCAGCTAAGTGAAATACAAAGTAAAGCAAAAGAAGCTCAACAAAAACAATACCAAGAGTTCCTTGATACACAGAAAGAGTTAGCAGCACAAAAAATACCTGAGTTTGCAGATCCTAAAAAATCTGATTCATTTAAAACTAACCTACGTAATTCATTACGAGACTATGGTTTTAATGATCAAGAAATTGGAACACTTGCAGATCATAGATTTTTAATGGTTGCAAAAGATGCTATGAGCTATCAATCTTTAAAAGATAGAAAACCTATCATACAAAAGAAAGTAGCTAATGCACCTAAAGTAGTAAAAGCAGGTACAGCTAAGTCGTCAACAAGTTCTGGTAGAGAGTTAATAAGAAATAAAATTGGCAAGGTTCGTAAGACAGGAAACATTAATGATGCTTCTTCTGCGATTCTTGACATTATTAATCTTAAATCTCAACAAAGGAAATAAACAATGGCACAACCAACTAA